TCAAAATCTTGCGGTAATTACACAACCCGCAGAATCATCTATCCGTGGTTTATCCTTTAAGGATGATGGTTCAAAAATGTATGTTTCTGGAACAGACAATAACTCACTGTTTGTAATTACTTTAGGAACCAAATGGGATTTAGATACTCTAACACTCTTAGGAGTATTGAATGTACAAAGTGCTAGTGGTGACTCAACACCTTTAGATACATATACCAATTTTACAGAGACCTTATTCTTTGTTGGTGGCAGCATCAATAGAAAGGTATACACCTATAATACTGACGTTACTGCAGCTGCAACAGCAACTGTTGGTATTGGCACCAGAGCAGAGACTATTGTTAACGTAACCATCACAAAACCAGGTTCTGGATATACAACCGCACCATTACCAACAATTCAGATACAACCACCTATTCCACATAGAACAGCGAAGGGGTATGTGACTATTGATAAAGGTGCTGTTGCAAATCTTGTAATGCAAGATCGTGGATATAACTACAGAACACCACCAACAGTGACAATACAAGATCCTCTCTCCCCGATTACAGCAGAAGGATTTGCAAAAGTAGAGAATGGAAAGATTACAGAACTCAGTCTCATAAACCCTGGAAGAGGATATCAAGCAGTTCCCAATCTAAAATTCAGCAAACCAGGTCCGTTATATACACCAGCAGTGGATGAAGTTTATGAAAGTGGAGGACAAGAATGGAAGTTTGATGGGTATAACTGGAGAAGAAGACTTAGTTATGGAACAGTTTACTATGACAATACATCTAACGCATTGGTAGAAATTCCAGGTAAACTTGCATCCCAAGCAATATCAAACTACACATATGAAGAACGTCTAGAGAACGAAAAGAGAAGTATCTTTATCCTCAAACCTGAACTACTGTCTCTAGTTTTCAATGACCTAGATAAAATCATGCCATATAAAAAAGGTTCTGGACAATATGTGTCCGAGAACCTTAAGAGAGGGGATAACCCCAGATTATATGATTAATCTATATCAACTTTCAGCGAGTTTCTGAAAGTAACTCATGGGATCACTGTCATCATCGCTAGATGAAGACTTTGCCATGATGTCAGGATCATTAAATCCACCAGATGGAGGAAGATCACTGAGTTGCTGCTTCAGTTCTGGAGGCAGCTCAGACTCCTGTTGGCGATTGCCAAAACTAGGAGTAAAATTACCGCGCATGTTATCCTCGTTCTCAACCTCTTCATCCTGGGGACGAGCCTTACCCTTACGACCAAGAACGTAGTCCAAACGAGTCTGAAGTTGTTCATATGACTTGAACTGATCCTCAGCAGTCATTGCCGCAAGAGAATACTCCTTCTTCCAAAGTGCTTCAAGAGCATCATCATCTTCTAGCAGGGCAGAAGGATTATCGAATTCAGACTTATCATAATTCCAATATCCATCAACCTTACGAATCTTCAGTTTGAAGTTCGCACCAGCCCAGAAGTCAAAAGGATTGATAGGGGTCTCATCCTCAAACTCAGGTTGCATGGCTGCCATGATCTTATCAAAGATCTTTTTACCAAACTTAAACAGGAAAACCTGTCCTTCGTTATGGGGATTAGAGGGATCCTTTACAACGTAAATATTGCTGTAGTAGGACAGTTTGCGCTTTTGTTTGCGTACAATCTCTTTATCCTTGTCGTTGCCACTGTTCCAAAGAGTACGATTATACTCAGACACAGGGTCCTTTTGACCGAGAGTGGTCAAAGAATTCTCAATGTACCAACCGCCAGGACCTTGGAATCCGTGAGAGTACATCTTCACCCAAGGAAGATCTTCACCGTCAGGGGCAGGAAGGAATCGAATAACAGCATAACCATTACCCGTTTTATCCATTTCTGGTTTCCAGAGACGATCATCACCGCCACTAGAATTACTATTCATCTTCTCAACTTCTTTGACCAACTTAGAAGTCAAAGATCCAAGAGAGGACTGTTTTTTGAGATTTGCAAAAGACATTCGTATTACCTCGTATTTGTTGTATTCGGCTTGTGTGTACCCTTTGGGCACTTGCGGCGAGTACGGACCTATAATAGTGCAAGTGCCCGTGGTTGTCAATCAATATTTCCCTTCTTCTCGACTTGATCTTTCATATGCTCAACTAACTTCTCCATATTACTAAAGATGAGGTTCATATCCATATCAGGTGGCATACCAAGCATAACAGCAGATTTGGCAATATGCTCCTTCATCTTTTTTGCCTCTGGATCATCAGATAATGACAATCTAGCGTAAAGGACTTTTTGTTTGTCAATGAGAGTTTTCAGCAATTCTACATGATCAAGCTTATCTTGCTTGTTCATCGTATAAAAGCTAAACATCTTATTATACAGTTTTTCTTGTAACTCATTAATATGGACAATCTCTGCCCTTACAACATCTGAATCAAAAAACGTCATAAAACGCAGTCCTTTAAAATCTTACGAAATTTGAATATATCGATATTTAGGAAAGAATCATACTTCTTCATGGTCTTGGAAACCGTCTCCCAGACAGGATCTTCCAATTTTTTATCAAAATCTTGTTTAAACGCTAAAATGCGATCTAAGATAATCAACGTCTCCATTGAGATATGCCCCTGAAGGTGCAATTTGAGCACTCTTGGATGTTGACCATCTTTTACAGAAAATAGAGAATCCAAATCCGTATTTACGATCATGTTCTCAACTTCTTCTCTAAAAAGATAACTGAGACTTTGAATTCTCTTCTGCCAACTAATATATGCGGATTCACCCTCTCTGATCATTTGACCAATCCAGGTGCTATCGCCAGACGCAACAAAATTGGATACAAAGAAATCAACAACTTCTTTGTCGTTTTTTTGCCTACTCATCTTTTCAAACCAATATCGGTCTTTCCTCTTATAGAAGGATTGTAGAGAGGCACGAGTTTTGCCACAATATTTGTGATAGTCGTATTTATCTTTTGTGAAGTGATTCTTCAACCCAAGATAAGTTTTATATACGTCAAAGGGAGTCATTTTAACAAAAAGGGTTTTCACGTAATTTTCCCCGCGATAAATTTTCCGACTTTTTCTGAATTAAAAGATCAATTTCGCTCTGGAGGTTCGCTTAAGGAAGTTCAACTCCATCGCATCGTACTTGATCTTCTCTTTAAGTGGTTTTGATATGAGTTTAGGAACAGACTCTAGATCAATACTATTACACTCACAAAAATGAATGATAGCATCAATGTAATTCATCTCACTGTTATCTCGCACAAGTTCTTCGATCTCTTGTGCGAATTTAGCAGGACAAAAGAACTTTTTTTCTAATGCCTTCTCAAACTCGTCTTCTATTTTACTGGGCATATGTTTCCAGTTTGTAGTTAAGAAATTCTCTAATGTATTCCTGTAAAAGGTTAATGTATTTGGTTTTGTCATACTCTTCATAAACAACGCAATCTCCATTTTCACATGCCATAATAATGACAAGTTTTTTTACACTAATACCAGTGAGTTCATAAAGCATACACCCATAAGCCATGCATTGAACAAAGTAATGTTCAATCCACTCAACTGGTTTAGGTTTTTTAGATGTCTTAAAATCGATAATTGCCAACTCACCATTGAATTCAGCAATACAATCGACAGTGCCAGCAATTCCTAGCACCTTACTATATAGAGAACTTTCTAATGCGTGTATGTTAGTTATCTTATTAAGATCTGGTTTGGCAATCTTAAAAAGATAGTCCGACAACGGTTGAACTGTTGGCAGTTCTAGATTCTTCAAATAATGTTCGGTCAAAGTATGCATGTCAGTGCCACGACTTGTGGACTGCTTGGTAATTTTATCAGCCTTTGCATTACCAACCTTTTTTCTCCAGTCAATAAAAATTTGACGATTCTTATGACTGGTAACCGAAGTGATGGAGACTAACTTAATTAGTTCTCCATCATCAGGAACAGAATAATATCTAACTCCATCGATAGTCTCTCTTTGGAGCGATGGAAGATTCAACTCAACATGATTAAACATCAAAAACCTAATTCGTGTTTTGCAATAAGGTATTCCTTACAAAGACCAGAACGAACAATATCATCAAGACCAAACTCAATAACATCAAACGAAGGCATGACCCTGAGGATCTTCATAAAGTCTACAATTCCATTTCTTTCATTGGTCTTCTGCAAATCAGATTGAGTTGCATCACCACAGAAACAAATCTTCGTGTGCTCACCTGCCCTTGTAATTATACTATCAAGTTCATGAAAATTCAAGTTTTGAAATTCATCAACGATAATAATAGCTTTATCAAGTGTTGTTCCTCTAAGAAAAGAGGTAGACCAAAAACTTACACTGCCCTGAGTTTTTAAGTTGCCATATAGCATCTCAAAATCAGCATCAGTTGCCATTTGGAACATGTATTTGACCATGTTCTTGTATGGAATTTGATAGATGTCTGCCTTATCTTCATGAGTTCCAGGAAGGAATCCAATTTCCCTGGTGGCAACTAAAGAACGAACAATATAAATTTTTTCATATGGTGTGTTCTCATCGAGCACATCTCTCAGGGCATTATAGAATGTGATAAAAGTCTTACCTGTACCTGCTGCACCATATGCTACAAGATTTTTATCATTGGCAAATGATTCATACAATATCGACTGGTTATCTGTAAGCGGTTCGATGTCAAGTAAAAACTCAGTATTGATTGGTTTCTTTCTTTTCATCTGCTTAGCAGTCATACCAACACCAATTGGTTGCAGATCGGACTTTCTCTTTCTTGCCATAAAAATTTTTAAGATGAATGAGAGGGGTGGGGATAGTATTTATGATAGATGTCAAAGTTTTTTAACTGTGGATCCAGGTGCCTTGGATGCTTTGTCAAGAACTTCATTCCACTCTGGTCGTTGCTTGATCAGTCGGGACTGCCAATCACTAACCTCAACACCCAAACCTGGAGAATTCTCAGCGTTAAAGTAACGCTCCCAATCTGGGTTATCAATTTTCCACTGATCCCATTCGTGAATACTCATCTTCACTTCTTTGGTCTCACCAGTTTCTTTATGCTTAACGGGGTATGTTGCCATTACTTCCACTCCA